TTTGCTAGGTCATTTGCATTCGCCTGTAACGGCGGCATCATGTTGTTCATTAACTTGTCTCCACGCCAAATAAATTGAAACTGACATCAGCAGAACTAGAGTACACTTTCATAACATCGCCTTGTCCTAAAGTTATACCTATTACAGCAGTCAATGTGTCATTAGCACTTAGTTGCTTATCATAATATAAAAACTGTTTGTTATCTGCCCCCGCATTATTAACATGAATGCTAAGTCTAAATGTCGGAGTAGAGCCGCTACGGTTACACGCCACAAAAGAACTGATTGTTGTGACGGTTAAATCCGGCGCAGTATACAAAACCTCAGTAGTTGTAGCGGCAGCGTCAAGCTGACCAAGAACCTTTATAACGTCTGTCATTTCGCGCCCATAAACATAAAATGATATTTCCGTATAGCAAGAGAGGCATCTCTATCACTCTTGTCAGCAACAACATTCAAAGTGTCTTGAACTTCTCGAAAGGATCTTTCTACTGTTCTTCGATTTGTAAGCTCATTATTGTAGTCGTATTCCTGCGGAGCAATAGGAAGCACTACTTGTCTTTGTTCAGACATTACCTTCTCCCGTCAGATCTAAGATCAAATCTAAGGTCACCAAGAGTCCAGCCGTAACCAGTCCCCGTGCTTTGTATTCTGATTATAGTCTCTCTTGCTCTAGCGCGTATGAAAGTTTGTTTCGTACTTGATGTCACAGTAGACGATGACAACGTCTGTGAATCTTCTAAGGGGAAATCCTTCCCCTTAACTGTAATATCCATAGCCGCTGATGCTTCTGCCCCACGGAACTCAAAGTCAGGAATCATGCGAGACATAAACATGAACTGTTCTCCATCGCCAAGCTCTATTCCACCAGACTCAATGTACGAGTTCATAGCCTCGCCATCAGCATCGAAGCCTCGCTCATGAAAATAAAGATAATTTGAGTTAACTTCAGTGTTTTCTGCGGCAATCGGAAAATCTCTGGTGTTGGCGGGAATCCACGCACCCCTATCCAAAGTTCCTACAGACCAAGTATCTTCTTTAAAATTGTATGTAACATAGTTAGTGCATTCTGTATTGCCAGAACCTATCGGGTAGAACCACGTTATCTCTGAAAAATCCACACTAGTTGTGGCAAACACTTTAAATATCTCAGACTGATTTATATTGCTAAATACATAGTCAAGAACAGAACAAGTTATTCTTTGAATAGCTCCGTTGTAAACATAGAATCCGCCACGATCCATAAAGTAAACAACATCTCCTGCGCTAGTTGCAGCTTTTGGAGAGACCATAGAGAATCCCTCACTTATCAGAGAAAACTGATAGGTAAATGGAGACCCCGAAAACCGCATTGAATGGATGCTATTATCGGTAAAGATTAATATTTCCTGCCTAGTCTTGATCGCTCCCATAATAAAGGAGCCAGTAGGAAGACTAACTCCGCCTGAAGTGTTTGTTGCCGTTGGTGTCCAGTCAAAAGGATTTTCTTGGTCAGACCACCTAATAAAAAGAGGATCTAATGTTGAAGAACCTATACCGTTCGTCCCGAAAGCTATAGTGTGTCTGTCTGTATCAGAGACCATTATTTGAAGAGATAAGATTGGGCAGTTTAATGCAGCGGCGTTGCTTTCTAGGGTGGCAGCTCTGGTTGTAAGTCCGGTACTCTCATCCCAATAAAATATGTTTCCACCTCTAGGATTTATTATGAGGTCATCGCCAAAAGTATCCTCACTGTACAGCCTTAACTGATTTCCAGCACTTATAGCCGTGGAGCCACCCCAAGCAGAGGAACCAAAAGTTCCCGCGCCAAATCCAGTAGACGGGACAAAAGTATTAAGACCTACATTTATTTGATACGCTCCAACGATTGAAGAACCGCCATTACCCGTGTCAGACGCATTAGCTAGAACCTCAGATCCTCCAGTGTTCTTTGCCTCTATCGTGTATGAATTACCATCAATGATAGTGGCTATTTGATATTCTTGATTTAAGACGATTGCAGTTATATTTCCGCCCAAGCTGACAGCGCCAGAGTATGTAACAAAGTCTCCTTGCTGCGCTCCGTGACTAGTATCCGCAACAGTAAGAGTCGCATCCCCATTTGATGCGGAGAATGTGACATCACCCGCAGCGGTGGTCTGTCTAATAGGGGTGACATCGTAGTAGGCATCTCCACTATTTATATAATACTTTAGAGTAGTGCCAAGACCTAGATAGTCTGTAGCGGCAGCGGCCTTCCAGTCATGTATAGACCTGCATATTCCAAGGAATGTATTAGATGAGTATTTCTGCCACCCACCTATTTGCTCTGGACGGCCTTTACGAAATCTAATTTTATCTGAATCATACCAACCGCTATCAGCGGTGTACTTTGTGCCTTCTTTATTCACGCCCGGAGCAAACTTATATTTAACCAACATCTAAATTCACCTTTAGCCTATTTGCTAGATGAGCTTCTTTTATATCTTTTTTGTTCTGACCTTCGTATGCAACTGCATGATGATTGCTAATAAGCTCTTTGCACAGCCACTTATTACCTACTTTAATATCCGCCAACCAACGTCCGTACTTGCCTTTCTTGTAAGTCCTTAAAATAACTTCAGTGCCTACAGGCGCGAAAGCCTTGACAAACGCCTTGGCTGCGAGTCCATAACGCTTTTCTTCCAAATCTCTTGTCCGAGATTCTGGAGTGTCGATTCCATTAAGGCGCAAACAAATACCCCGCCCAGTATCACCACGATTAACAACGCCAAAACCCAGATTGATGTCAGTAACATACATTGTGTCCCCATCAACAATTTTAGATACAGCAGCAGTAAAGATATATGGGTTAGACATAAGAGCCTACCGCCAAGATATCACTAAGTTCCAATGCTCGACCGCCTACTTGCTTTGCCCACCTAGAATCCAAGAACTCTGTAGACGCTGTCTTGTAGTCTGCCACCTCCATTGCGGCAAGAGCTTTCTTGAAACCACGCAATCTTGTAATGCCAAGATTAAACGCGATGTTAATCATTACATCTTTGCGCACATCATCTAAAGAACTAAACCATTCATATTCAGATGACAATTCTACAATGACACGCTCTATATCATTCTGTAGCAAGTATTCTATCTCATCTTCAGATAGACCTATACCACCCTGCTTATCTATATTTCTTCCAACTCCGACAGTGATCTTGCCTTCAGAACACTTATAAGCATGAGTCTTCATACCCTCATGCCGCTTTAGCATCTCTATTAATTTATCCATTACTAACCTCTGTTTTTGCTTAGGACGGTCTCTCCTATAATGACGATAAGAGCAAAGACATGAATCATAGCGTTAACAAATAGAGCTTAATTACAGCATCTATGTTTCTGACAACTTTCCCTCAGTATCTTCCTTGACGATTTCGTCAATACTGTCGCACACATCAGGGATAGCCACGCCTGTGGTTACTTCTGTAGCCACGCGACCAACAGCCCGAATGCCTTTGTACACGCCACTACAATATAATTCTTTGTTGGCGATCATGTCCTCAGACACTGAGCATCCCGGTAATATAAAAGTTAAACTAATCAGCACTTGGAAAATCAATTTCATCTTCTATCCTCTTCAGTTCTCGAAGTTCACCTTTACTTAAATCATTTTTTGATATGAGTAAGTCTTCTTCACATTTACTCACATCTTTTTTTTGAGGGTAATTTTCTTTCTTTTGTTCCCTTAAAAACTCTTTTAATCTGTCTTTATAGCCATCCATCATGTGGTCAGTTATACGGTCTTTTAAACCACCCCTGTCTGCCACACGAATGTCCTTGCTGGGATCTATGTAATCAGGGCCAGCATTACTGAAGTACAGCATAGTCTGAGACTTAGAAGGGCCATAGCAAAGGCGTGGCACACGAGCAATCATGTCGCTACCCTGCACACAGGATATCTGATTGTCTAACGTCATCGGCTTCTTAAAGCCTTTAAAGAACACGTTTGGTTTTCCAAAGGTAATCAAGTTTATATTGTCATGCTTCCCGTTGAGCATCGATGCAGACAACTCTGCCAATGCTCCGCCAAGACTATGCCCACAAATCAAGGTTCGCTTTTGTGGGTCTATATGTTTCTTGACTTCGTTCCACACGGACTTGTGCGCCAAAGCAAACCCACCGTGACAGAGCCTTCCTGCATACGGAACAGGCATTACGAACGCATCCGTTAGCCAATCTCTACCTTGTTGAGTTCCTCGAAAGGCTATAACGTCTATAGACTTACGTTTAGCTATATATACTGTAGTGGAAGTCCACTTGCTTTCTATCTTAATAGCGTCTTTATTTTTTTCTTTGTACGCATTCATAGCCCAACTACAGGCCATATTAAGAAGGACGGGATCAAGTTTCATTTGTCAGCCTTGCTTTCTAGTCGTTTGAATATCGCACCAAGCATCTCTTTGACTTCACGTATGTCTTCACGGTAATCGTCCTTGGCTACGTACTGCATCGGAATAGCTTTCATGTCAGCGTCAATGCGGTCTAACAAAGCAAAGACTCGGTTGACTAGCCACCCGACAACAAACCCTGCCAAGGCGATTGCCACGTTAAACATCACTTGATAATCCATCGTAATACCCTGCTACATTACTAACTTTATCATCCCGACAATAGCGCCCATAGTAAAAGCTGCCATCAACAT